TTTATGATGACGACATCGCAGGTAAGTACCGGGGCCGCGAAGCGTTGCGAGACAAACTCGATGCGGAGATCGACCAAGCCTTAAAGGATGGGAGGGTCCGCTAACAACACAGGAGAAATAAAATGCCACGAGTACCTATTTCAAATAACTATTACGATGCCGCCTCTGGAACCGCAGATTGGTACGGAAGCCAAGATAAATCCCGCTTCATCCCGGCGATCTACTCGAAGAAAGTTCTTCGCAAGTTCCTGAACGAAACGGTATTTCAGGATATCTGTAACCGGGATTACGAAGGCGAAGTCAAAGCCTACGGAGATACCGTATATATCCGCAGGACTCCGGATGTCATTGTCAACGATTACTCCGTTGGCGAGGATATTACTTATGATGTTCCGGATAAAGATGCAGTGGAGATGGTTATCGACAAAGCGAAGTACACCGCTTTCCGTGTCGATGACGTTGATCGGGCGCAGTCTGATCTCGATCTCATCAACCTGTTCTCCAAGAACACCAAGAAAGAAGTTGCCATTGTTGTGGATCAGGAAGTTCTGGCCTACATGGCAACCGCTGCTGACGCTGCCAACATGGGCGCGACTGCCGGTCTGATTTCCGGCAATATCAACCTCGGTGCCGGTGGTGCGGGTCGGGTAATTGACGATGGCAACAAGGCAGTCAAACTGATCCTCGATCTCAATCAGGCGCTCGATGAGCAAGCGGTTGATATGGATGGTCGCTTCATCGTTATCCCCGCATGGTACGCCAATATGTTGAAAGACGGCGACCTCAAGCGGGCTGACGTAACTGGCGATGCTACTGGGACTATCCGCACCGGGCTTCTCGGTACGATTGACGGAACCAAAATATATCGCTCCAACCACCTGCCGGTAGCTACCGGTGAAACCTCCATCATTGCCGGTACCAACGAGGCAACGACCTTCGCCGCTCAGATTGACAAGTCTGACCAGTTGAAGATTCCGACCTCTTTCGGAGAATACTGGAGAACTCTGTTTGTATGGGGCCGTTTGGTAACTCAGCCCGCAGCTCTTGCTGTAGCTGTAGTCAAACCGGCATAACACGGCAGTATAGTATAACGGGCGAGGGGGTTTAACTCCTTCGCCCTTTTCTCAGAGTCAGGAGGTAGCAGGTATGTCTAGGCCCTATACTGCGACAGTGCCACCGTTTAAAGATGATCCGCGAATAACTATCACTATTACTCAGGAAGATGGTAGAAAGAAGACACGGGTAGTCGCTGAGCACATGATCTATTATTTGCTGGAGGATCATACTCGTATCAGCGCTCCCGGCAATGTTGTCGATGGAATTCATGCGGACTTTGATAGTATGAGCAAAGCCGAGATGTTGCAGTGGGTTGACACTCACCAGAGTTCCGACACTGCTGCTCACCAGAAAGTCAGAGAGCTGATGGATAAGCAGACAGAGGAAGAACTCAGGCGCACTCTAAACGTTATGAATCCTATCCAAGGCGCGACCCTGCCTCATCCCACGATACACTTCGAGACTATGGAGAGGGAGGATCTTATCCACTGGCTGTTGACTACCGGAGACCCGGCTGCAGACAAGACTGCGCTAGAGGCGGTGTTCCGCAGTCAATCGCTGGATCAGTTGAGAGAAGAGGCTAAGTTAGCATTCGCATAAACTAAACCAAACGAGGAGATGTGTTACAATGAGTCAGAAACTGAGAATGCCACAAGGACTTGAGGCCGTGTATCTTTGCCGGGTTAAAAACCTTGGCGACAAGCGTACCAAAGATGTTCGACTCCGGGCCGATATCTACGAGAAACTCCGCAAGGAAATGCATATCGAGATTCTCGAAACAGTTAAACCTGCGGGTGTAGCGTGGGAAGTGCACCAGCGTCAAATCGCTTCTCAGAAGGGAAAACCAAAACCCGCTAAGCCTGCCCCTGCTCCTGCTCCAGTGGTAGGTGATATTCCGGAACCCCCGGTCAATAACCACGAGCGTCTGCCTGACGAAGATGACCACGAATTCAGAGTGCGGCGAATGCAGGAAGGCAAGGCGCACAAAGCGTGGGAGCGCAAGTACGGTGCAGCCGCTGCAGCAGCAGCAGAGGGCCAAGACCCCATAAAAGAAGCCCTCGAAGCGCAGGGGCTGGAAGACCTGCTAAATTCTAAATAGCCGAGGCTGAGAATGAATTTTCTGGATATCTGCAAGCGGGTTGATACGATGAGCGGCGTGCAGGGGATGATCCAAGGCGTTGAGAATACTATCGGCGTTCAATCGGTCATCGTTAACGCTGTTGCCGAGGGCTTCCTCGACTTGCAGGTTGAGAGGCTCAACTGGATTTTCATGCGGAGGACTGCCAAGTTCGGTACGACTCCGGGCCAGTATACCTATTCTATTATTGAGGCGGTGGGTCCGGACGCAACAACCGACCTCCATGACCCCACCAGACCATACAATGTCTTTGGTCGCTGGCAAAAGAAACATCTTTGGGATTCTTACTTCATCGAGGCCGATGACGCTGCTGGCAATATCACCTCTCGAAAACCCTTACGGTTTCTTGACTACCGGGATTTCCGCAGCCGCTTTCTGATGAGCGGTAAAGACCCCTCGGTTAAAGAGGGCAAGCCTTCCTTTATCACTGCGCATGATGTAACCAACGAACTTATCCTTCATCCCACGCCCGATAAACGCTATTGGGTGTATGCCGATTATTTTGTCGAGCCGCAACTGCTCACTCGTAACTCTGAAGTTCCCATTCTTCCCGCCTCGTTCCACCTGATTCTGGTCTACCGTGGGCTTGAGCGGCTGGCAAACCATTATTCAAACCCCTCGATCTATCAGCGCTACTCGGCTGCAGACGCAGTGATGCTCGGCAATCTGTATCGAGATCAAGTGCCTGCTGAGGTGGCCGAAAAATATCCGGTGGCCTAAATGGTAACACCTCTTACAAGAGTTCAGTACCCGCAGACGCAAACTGGCGAAGTGCTTATGACCGGCGGTCTCAACGAGTCCGTCAACAATCTCGAGTTGCAGCCGGGGGAACTTATCCACTGCCTCAACTATATGGAGGTGGATGGGCCGTATCATGGCTATAGGTCTTTCCCCGGCTATGAGATATTTGACGGCAGCGCACCCGCCCCCTCTGCGGTAGATCTGGTGCCGAGCGATATTGCCGCTGACGATGCTGATAGAGAGATTCGCCGCCTTGCGATCACGCAACCGGAAGGGAAAGGCGGTATACGCGGCATTCACGTATATAGAAACGAGGTCTATGCGGCAAGAGATGATCGCACCGGCCCGTTGAAAACGCTGTCGAAGTCTTCCCTCGGTGGCTGGGCGGGGCTGCAAAACAAAGATCAGACCTATCTTCTTGCAGGGGGGAACTGTAAATTTATTAACGCAATCTTTTCCAAGTATCCAACCTCGGCCCCTAACACCGAAGCTATGTTCGGCGTAGATGGGGTTTCCCCGCCTTTTGCTTTCTTTGGTACGGAGGTTGAGTCGCTGCAGGGCGGAGACTTACCCCCCACCTCCGCTCCTCGATTCCTCGCTGAGTTCGATAACCGGCTGTGGCTGGCCTATCCCGGCGGACAGCTATTCTACTCAGAGCTTGGCGACCCTGCAGGTTGGGATGGTCAGGACGGCGCAGGGCAGATAATCACGGGAGGGGAGATAACCGGTCTGGTTGTCGGCGCTGGCAACGTACTGGTTATTTTCATGGAGCACATGATAAAGGTGCTCTATATTGCCGAGCGCCCAACGGGAGATTTTGCCTACCAGCTGAAGGAATTCTCCCAACGCTCCGGCTGCCTGCCCGGTATCTGTGATCGTCTTTGGGGCAACATCCTGTTTGTGGATGACAGAGGCCCGTCAGTGCTTACCTCGACTGACAGGTTCGGAGACCTTTCCGAGTCCCCTTTGACACTGCGGGTACAGCGTACCTTCTATGAGTTTAAACATCTGATACAGGCCAGCGTAGTTCAGCGAGAGCTAAACCAGTGGCGGGTGTTCTTCTCCAACGGGGTGGGCCTCTGCTTCACCTTTTTAAATACCCGGCTCAAATCGGCAACGCTGTTCAAATATCCTGCGGAGACACTCTGCGTCTGCGAAGGCAAGGACGAGTTCGGGAGGATACAGCTTTATCTTGGAGATGCAAACGGGAACGTGTACCACCTCGACTCCGGTACCTCGTTCAATGGCGAGTCGATAGTCACCCGCATGGTAACGAGTTACGCTCCGTACAGGTCTCCGAGGCGGAACAAGCGCTTTATGCGGCTCACGTTTGAGTTGGACGCGGAGCCGAAAACAGAACTTTGGGTGCGTACCGATTACGACTACCACTGGATGCACAACCCTAAAAACATACCACAGACATTCGATCTGGGACTCCCCGGCGGTATATGGGGAGAAAGCCGCTGGCACAATTTTGTATGGGGCGGCGCTCATGTCCAGAACCCAACATTATATATTGAAGGGTACGGCGTTAATATGTCGATAGCCATGTGGTCGAACAGTAAGTATCGGCAGCCGCATATTGTTTACAATGCGTTGGCTGACTTTGATCCGGTAGGTCTAAAAATGTGAGCGTAGGGTGCTATGTCTAAATACTATGACCCAAATGACAAGGTAGTAGTCGATGGCGACATCGCGGTTGCTAAAGATGTCAACGATGTCAACGAGTCCACGGCTGCTGGATTCGACATGGTTGAGTTTGACTTATCTCAGATGCTGGGAGATGTCGTAGGCTGGTCGCAAAAGGCGAGGGAGTGGGCGATAGCCAACTTCGACCCAGAGCCGGGGCTGCCCTCCGCGCTGACCTCTGCAAAGAATGCGCAGAAAGCGGCAGACAATGCTAAGGATCAAGTCGGACAACTGCAAATCGACATTCACATGGTACAGCAGGGCGTATCTAACTGCGCTCACGCTGCCGTGGACGCTGCCAACGAGGCGGCTCAGTGGGCTGGCGCTCCTGAGGGCCACGAGGTAGCACCTCGCGAATATTCTGCCTACCACTGGGCGCAGAAGTCTATCACCGCTCAGCGTACTCCGGGGCCGGAGGGGCCTCCGGGTCCGCTTGGTCCGGCAGGGCCTCAGGGTATTCAAGGGGCTAAAGGAGATAAAGGCGATACAGGGCCGCAGGGTATTCAAGGCGAGAAAGGCGATGTCGGCCCCGAAGGCCCAGCGGGACCGCAGGGAGTGGTAGGGCTGCAAGGACCGATAGGCTCTACAGGACCGGC